GAACTGCAGGCGCGACTTACCTTCGATGACCTCATGGGCCGCGAAATTGGCCGAGGTGTCCCGGACGCAGTTGTTCCAGGTCATGATGCGTTCGGAGCTCGCCTCAAAGGCGACCTCGCCAAGGCTGCCGACCTGGCCCATTACTTTTCTGGCTCCTCGGTTTCGACGGGTTCGTAGGGCTTGTTCACGATTCCGGGCGTCCAGAACTCCAGAGGGCCACGGCTACGGATCTCCGCATGGTCGCCGGCATCCACCTGGATCACGCCGTCGCTTTTGACGACCGCCCCCTGTCTGGCCTCGACCACGGCTTGGCCTTCGATCAGGAGCTTGACCGAGCCCGACTTGATGACGCCGGAAAGGCAATGGGCCTTGCGGTCGTATTGCAGCCAGGTGCCGTCCTCGAACTCGACATGGCGCTTGTCCTGGTCGGCCACGGGCGTGGCGTCGGCCTGGGAGTAGATGCTCCCCAGGACAAAACCCTGTTCGATGCCGAAGGGCAGGAAGAGGCACAGGACATGCTCGCCCACGTCGGGCATGGCATAGTCCTTGTTTTTGAGGGTCTGCCGCTGGGCGACGGGCAGATCGTGGGAGACCAGGCCGTCGGCGTCGGCGAGCTGCACCCGGGAGGTGCCGGCGGCGGGATCGGTGGAGACGACGGAACCGACCCGGAACAGGTGGCGGACCATCTCCTCAAGGCGGTTTATGCGGGCTTCAATGTCGGCAAACATCAGTAGTCCAGGGTTTTGCGGATGGAGATTTCCGTGGTGTAGCCGGAGCTGCGGTCAAAGGAGTGGGTGGCCGTCTCGATGAAGTAGGTGGCGTCGAAGCGCAGGAACCCGGCCACGTCCACGGTCATGGCGGCCCGCAGATCCGGGTCGCCCATGAGCGTCAGGCTGCCTTCGAACTCGTCCTTGTTCTTGTCCCGGCATTCCGCCTTGACGATTTCGATGCCGTCATCCTTGGCGTCGATGCGACGGTTGACCTTGAGCTTGTCGCCGCCTTTCTTCGACTTGGCCCCTTTGACGTAGGTCTGGCGCTGGCCCGACAGGGCGTTGTCGAAGGCATAGGTGCGGCCCTGCTTGGTCACCGGATCGTGATAGTTGACCTCCGCGCCGCCGCCATAGACGCCATCGGTCTTCTCCTTGAACCGGAAGGACTTGATGGCGGTTTCCCCCCGGCGCAGGGTTTTGACCGGAGCCTTGGCGTCGTAGCCCTTGCCGCTCATGAGCACGATGCTGTCCTCGGCCACCTTGAGGCACATGCCCCGTTCTTCGGCCATGCGCTTGAGAAAGCCGAGATCCGAGGTCTCGCGCTGGTCCATGCGCGTGAATTGGAATTCCGGACCGTCGTAGCGCAGTGTCAGACCATGGGCGTCGGCCACGTCCCGGGCCACCTGTTCCAGGGAGGCGTTTTCCCAGGCCTTGGTTTTGCGCTCCTGACGCAACGACTTGGTCATAGCCGCCGAGACGGCCTTGATGGTCACGGTGTCGGGCGGTCCGGACAGCTCCACTTCGTCGATGGTGAAGGTGCCGCACCGCATGACGACGGGCGGCGCGTCGGGCGCGTCCCACTGTTCGCAGCGCAGGGAGGCCGTCAGGGTGGCCCCCTTGCCGGGGTACCAGTCGCCTTTCCAAAGATGGTCCCGATCTTCCAGGGTCACCTGCAGATCGTCGGCCTTGCCGTGGGAATTGTCCGTGAAGGAAAACGACCGCACATAGGGGGCGAGCTGGGCCGTGATGTCCTTGCCCTCGTAAAGGAGCACCAGGACGGCCAGACGGACGGGGATGGAGGATGCGCTCATTTCCATGGCGGATCCACGGCCTTGACCGTCAGCTCGGGAGTGACGTCGGGCACGGCCAGGACGATGCCAGCCGGGAAAACGACGAGGTCGCGGTGTCGGGGGTTGGCCGCCATGAGAAGGTGGAAGAGTCCCTCGTTGCCCCACAACCGGTAGGCAATGGCGTCCCACATGTCGCCCTGGATGGTCGTGTAGGTGCTAGCCGCCATAGGACAGCCTCATTTGCTGGGCGCGCATGGCGGACAGCTTGGTTTCGAGGTCGCGGCCAAAGGCGTCCAGGGCCGTCTTGACGACTTGCTGCACGTGTTCGAGGCCCACGCCGGTGACGGTCACGTTGTTGTTCACGGTGACGCCGCCCTGGCCGCCGCCCTTGCCCTGGGGCATGGCCGGCGAGGCAGGGGAAGGGGCCGGGCGTTCGACAGCGGCTGGGGCTGGCTGGCGCTGGGGCGCGGCAACGCCCTGGGCCTGGTCGCCGCCCCGGGCGATGGCCTGGCGCAGGATGGCCTGATGCCGGGGGCTTTGCCATTTCGGATCGTTGAGCAGGGCCTGGGCTTTCTCGGCGGCCAGGCCGTTGGCGGTCGTGGGCTTCGGGAGCGCCGGTTGGGGCACGGCGGCCCGGGCCGGCTGTGACGCGGCCGGCTGTCCGGGCGTTGCGCCGTGGGCGGCGGCGGTCTGGCCCAGGGATTGCGCGCCGGGGGCCGGCGTCTTGCCGTGGGATGCGGCGGTCTGTCCAAGCCCGGCCTGGGCGTCGGCGGCCGCCTGGGCTTCCGGCGAGGATTTCTTGACCCCCAGCAGCCCCATGACCTTGCCGAGTTTGGCTTCCATGTAATCAAGGGGCGCGCCGATCAAGGATTTCACCTGGGCCAGGGCCGACTGGAAAATGCCGACCACGGAATCCCACAGGCCTTTGAACCAGGCCTTGATCGGTTCCCAGTGCTCGTAGATCTGGTAGGCGGCGAAGCCCAGGGCGGCCACGGCCGTGATGACAAGGCCGATGGGATTGGCGGTCAGGGCGGCGTTCCAAAGCCACTGGGCTGCCGTGACGACCCGCAGAACCCCGGAGAACCCGAGCATGGCCGCCCGCCCGACCAAGAGCACGCCTTGCCAGGCGCCCTGGGCGGCGGCCGTGGCCAGGGTGACGGTCTTGTTCCAGACGAGGGCCGCGTTGGCCGCCAGCACCGAAGGGCGGAAGAAGTTGAAGGCCCCTGCCAACAGGCTCACCCCGTCGAGCAGCAGCGTGCCGCCCAGGCGGGCGGCCAGGACGGCCACCTTGAAGCCGACCAGGCCGACGGCGGCAAAGGCCACCACCGTGGTCAGGTTCGGATAGGCCTGGGCCAGTTGCGCGACGCTGGAGAACATGGAGCCCAGGACGTCGGCCGCTGCGCCGATGGCCGGCAACAGGGTCGTGCCCAGGGTCACGCCCAGTTGCGTCAGCGCGATGCGCGCGCCTTTGACCCGCTCGGTGCCGGTGCCCATCATGTTGGCGAAGTCGCGGTCGACCACCCCGGATGCGCCTAGGGCCTTTTCCTTGATCTGCCGGTATTCCTCCATGTGCTGCATCATGGGGGCCAGGAAGTTCCCGACCTGCATGTCGCCAAAGAGCTCGCCGACCCGGAACTTGTCGCCCTTGGTCAACTTGTTGATGAGTCCCACCATGTATTCGATGGGGTTCTCGCCTCGCGCCACGGCGCGCTTGAGGCTGGCCTCCAGGTTGACCCCGAATTCTTTTTCAAAATTTTTGACCGTTTCCGGAGCGGTGATCTTCTGGAGGAAATTCTTGAAATTGTTGGCGGCTTCGTCGGTGGAGCCCGCGCCTTTCATGGCCACCTGCAGGGCGGCCCCCAGGGAGGCCACGGCCTCGGGGCCTTTCATGCCCAGGGTGGCGACCGAAGCGGTCAGCTGCGGGAAGAACTTGGCCATGTCCTTGAGTTCAAAGCTGCCTTCCTTGCCGGACTGGGCCAGCATGTCCATGGCCTTCGGGATCTGGCTTTCGGCCAGGTGGAGGTTGTCCACCAGGGCAAAGGTGGTGGTGGACAGGTCTTCCACCGAAGCCTGACTGGCCGTGGCCGTCTTGCCGATGGAACCAAGGACGGCGGTGGCCTTGGATGAATCCATGCCCTTGCCGAGCAGGACGTTGTAGGCGTCGAGCATGGCGTCGGTGGTCTGATTGGTGTCCTTGCTCACCTGCTGGACGGACTGGCCAAGGGAGTTCACCGCGCCTGCCGACATGTCGGCGATGTTGCCGATGGCCCGCAGGCGGTGTTCGAATTCCATGGCTTCTTTGGCCGGCCCGG